TCCGATCTCCGAAACGCTCGACGTGGATGATGACGCCGCTGTTGACCTGCGCGTCGATGACGATCCGGCGGATGCTCTCGCCATCCCGTACGACTCCGGCCTCAACGAGCGCCCGGTGGAAGTCGTGGACGGTGATCCGCCGCGGCGCCCGGACTGACACCTCAGCCACGGCTGCGCCCGCGGCGCTTGGGCTGCTCCAGTGGCGTCGCGGCGGGCTGCTCCTGGCCCTGCGTGCCGTGCACGACAAGTGGTGTTGCGGAGAACAGGTCCGGGCGGGCCTTGACGAACGGGTCGTCGGCCCACCATGTGTCTCCGATGCGGAGGGTTACGCAGGATCCGGTGTCGCCCCAGTTGACGAGGCCGTTGATCGCGGCGAACGCGAACTCCATCGTTTTCCTTTCCCAGGTAGGCGGAAGCCCCCGAACACCTGGGGAGGTTCGGGGGCTTCCTTCCCTCCGGAGCTACCGAAGGGTGACGTTGGCGGTGCTTACGTGTTCTGCAGGATCCGGAACGCGGCGTCGTTGATCGAGTCGGCGCCGTGGCGGGCCCAGGCGAACATGCCGCGCTGGCCGGTCGGGCGGCGGCCGCTGGAGCCGAACATCATCGGGATCTGCTCGACGGACATGCCGGCGCGCTGGGCGATGAGGTAGTTGGAGAAGTCGCCGACGACCAGGATGTTCGCGGCACCGGTGGTGCCAGGGACGCCGGAGGTGTAGCCGGGGGCGTAGTCGGTCACCACAACCGGACGGCCGTTGATCTTCGACAGGCCCTCGGCGGTGAGGTCGACGGTGAAGTACGACGACGAGGAGCCGGCCGCCGAGGCGAACTGGCGGATCGCCGACTCAACCGACACCGACATGACCCAGGTCGCCCGGGAGCGGTACCGCTCGGTGAGGCTGTTCCAGGTCTTGAAAACGTCGACGCCGCCGAACGAACCGTCGGTGGTGGTGACGACCTGGCAGGCGGTGGTGTTGGCGGCGCACGCGGTGAAGATGCCGCGTGGGCTGGTGGTGCCACCGAACCCGACCGTGGTCTGCGAGGCGAGCAGATCGGTGTACCCCTGATCAAGCAGCTTGGACATCTCGGACGCGAAGCCCGGGTAGTCCATCCCGACTTCGATCGAGTACGGGATGAAGCCTCGCGGCATGTAGACGGTCACCGAGGGCTGCGCCAGCGTCGCCGCGTCGTCGGAGACTTCCGCAGCTTCCGCGTCGTACGACCAGGACATGCCGGCCGAGCTGACGCCCTTCCAGATGTTGTTGGTCACCGGCTCCGTGCGGCAGATCCGCAGGATCGGCGCATCTGCAGCACCCGAGGTGATGATGATCGTCGGGTCGATCATTACGGGTACGCCGAAGCCACCCGCGGTGGTCGTGCCCTCGGACGCGGCACGGGCGACCTCGAAGTCCTGGTAGGCGGCGATCGCCCGGGACTCGTCGGCATTGAAAGCCGCGTTCGCACCGAACCGGCAGTACTTCTTGAACGCCGACCGGTACACGGGGTTCTCGGTCAGCAGCAGCCGCCGAGCCACGTAGGTGCCGTCGAAGGACGCTTCCGGGTCGTTGGCTTCCTGTGAGCGGTGGACCAACTGGTCGAGGTAGGCCTTGTTCGCGTCGGTGATCGGGACGTACTTTTCGTCCTCGATCACCGTCATGGCCCGGGAGATGACCTCCTGCTTGTCGAGCCGGCGCGGGTCACCGTCGAACGGGTCGACCTTGCGCATCACCTCAGGACCCCGACGGCCGTCCGACGCGCCGTCACCGGCCTGGCGGGCGCCCTGTGTCAAAGCCAGCGACCGGACCGCGTCGACGCGCTTCTCGTAGTCGAGGGCGTCCGCCCGCTCGGTCTCCAACTGCTCGATCTCGGTCAGCAGCTCCTTGGACCGGGCAACGTTCTGTTCGATCTCTTCGTCCGTGCCCTCGGCTTCGCTGAGCTCGATTAGCTGAGTACGGACCACTTCCATCTCGGCCGAGATGTCGGCCGAGCTACGCCGCTTAGGCACGGCGAATCACTCCCTTGATAATCAGCTCCGCGCGGATCGCCGCGCGTTGCAGTTCGAGCCGACCGGAGTGCCGTTCAAGCGGCGGGTCCTCGGCGCCGAGCTCCGAACGTACGGAGGTGGCGGTGCCTGCCTCGCCCTCGTCGTCGAGGTCTTCGAGGTCTTCGTTGTCGGCGGCGGCCGGGTCCCCGTCGGGAGTGGCGTCGTCGAGGTTAAGGGCTCGCAGCAGCTCCGCGCGGTCGTCGGCGTCGAGTGCGGCGAGGTACTCGGCGATGTCGGAGACTGACCGGATGGCCAGGATCTCCGCGCCGGAGTTGACCGCCATCGGTGAGGGACCGTAGTCGGTCAGGCCCAGCTCGTGGCGGGTGATGGTGGGAAGCGGTACGCCGGCGCGCGAGCGCGGGAGCCGCCCGGACGGGTCGGAGCGGATGATCCGGCCCCGGAACGACTGGGCCTTGATGTCGCCGTTGCGGATGGACTCCAGCACCTGGTCGGCGAACGGACCCTTGTTGTAGCGGGTCACGGTGAGCAGGCCTCGACCGTCCGGCTTGATCTCCAGCGGTGTGCCCAGCGGGACCGAGCCCATCTCCGATGGGGTGCCGTGCACGGTGAACCCGTGGTTGTACAGGCACATCGCGTTGCGGCCCGCGCCGCCGGAGAGGGTGCGGTTGAACGCTGCCCGGTTGATGACCTCCATGTAGTGGCCGTGCTGGTCGCGCACCTCGTAGGGCGCGTCGAACATGGCCGCGTACGCCTCGACCGTCCGGCCGTCTCCCGAGCGGGAAATCTGGATGTCGTCGAGCGGGAAGCTGCGGTCGTACAGCATGGGCCCGGAACGGGTGAGCACGAACGACTCCTCCAGTTTCGTAGCCAACGAGCGGGCCGCGTTCGGCTTCCTCGTGTCGGACATCAGCCCTCTCTCTCCTCAGCCCGGCCCTGCGGGGTTGTCGCCCTCGCGTTCGCCGGGCCAGATGCCGAAGACCTCGTGGAACCACTCGGAGGCCATGCGCTCGGCACGGCCGGGACCGACGTACTTGATCAGGTGGTCGCGCAACGCGGTCCAGGGGTGCGGGTGGTCGGCCCATTTCGCGAGGCCCTCGCCCCGGGTCCAGTAGTGGTGCAGTTGCTGGTCGTCGTGTCCACCGATGGCCCGGGCCGCCTGGTCGCCCGGTTGATCGGGCACCTGCTCGCCGGGGGGTGGGGTCTGCCCATCCGATGGTGTGCTGTCGGATGGCGCGGCCGGCGGCGGTTGGGTCATGCCGCCGATCGGCTGCAGCTGCACGGACACCAGCCCGGTGTGTTCCAGCAATTCCTCGTCGCCGGCTTTGGTCGCTTCGACCGCCGACTTCCAGGTGAAACCTTCCCGCACGTACGTGGTGATCGTCGTGGCCTTGACCTGCTGGATGTTGGCGGCGTCCATCTGGTCCTCGCGCAGGAACGCGATGTGCTTGGACGCGTACCAGAGCCGGGCTTGGGCGTACCAGCGCCGCGAGGGGGTGGTAACCAGGGTTTCCAGAGCGCCGACGGCGTCTTCCCATTGCGGATGGGCCCAGCCGTCACCGAACGCCCGCCGTGCCTGGCCGTAGTTGGAGTACGTCGCGGCCTGCAAGCCCTCGGAGACGCCGACGATGATCGGCGGAACGCGACCGGCGGCGCAGATCCGGGTCTCGCCGGCGCCTTGGGTGGCCTTGAAGTCGAGCTGGCGCAGGTCGGCGGTGCTTGTGGACACGTCAACCGGTGAGCCGAGGAAAAGCGGCTTGTAGGCGTTGTCGACGCCCTGGTGGGCTTCGAGGAGGTTCGTCTTCCAGTCCTTGAACTGGTCCTCGGTCAGGTTCTCCTTCGCGGCGACGATCTGACCGAGCGTGGCGCCGTTGGCGAAGAACTTCTCCTTGTGCTGCGTGGCGGCCTTGTCGGCCTGGATTTCCCGTAGCACCGGCGTCAGCCATGACATGCCGCGGTACTGGGCTTCCGGGTCGGGGTCCGGGGACCAGTGGCACACCTCGCCGGGCAGGTAGATCCCGTCGCCGCGCGCCGGCTGGTCGACCTGGGCGTATGTGCGGCCGGGGTGGAACCAGTAGCCGGCCACATCCGATTCGACCGCCTCCGCCGGCGGCGCCGTAAGAAGGATCGTCATCCAGTCCGGGCGCAGCCGCCGGATCCGGTCGCCCTCCCGGACGGCATAGAAGTTCCCGCCCAGCGAGGTGTCCTGGTCCATGCGGGCAAGGAGTTCGCCAGTGGTGCCGTTTGGCCACGGTTTGCGGAAGATGTCGACCTCGGGGGTCCAGAACAGCTTGCCTTCTTGCCCCTCGGCGAACTCCTGCCACATCACGCGGGCCTGCCGGAACAGCAGACGCCGGGCCGCCATGACCGCGTAGACCACGCCACAGGACTTGTAGATCGCCTGTACGTAGCCGCTAAAGGAGTTCTCGATGTCCTCTGACTTGGCCCAGGCGCTCGATCCGAAACCGATCGGATAGCTGGAGCCGGAGAACGCGAACGACAGGTCAGCGGCGTACTGGTCGACGCTGTAACGGGTCACCTGGTCCCGGCCGAGCAGGCTGCGCCAGAGCTTCGCCATCGGACTCCCTCGTATCGATGACGAACAGAACCAGGACCGCGAGGAGGAGACCGCCGCCGAGCAGCCCGTACGGCCCGTACAGCCACACCGCGCCGGCGATGACGAGCGCGAGGGCGGCAGCGAGCGCAAGGCGCGCTTCCCGCCGGGTCACAGGACCACCACACCGGTGTTGAACGGTGCTCTCACCTGGAGCCCCCTGGTCGCATAGCCCCACAGCGCGTTCGTCGCCGCCACGAGAGGGGTGATGTCCACGGCGGCGTTGCGCCGGTCCCACGCGGACGCATCACCGATCGCTCGTTTCGTGGCTCCCGCCACCGCGGCGGTCAGTTCCGGCTGGCCGATGTGACGGATGTTGCGGGCCTCGGGGTCTTTGGCGCAGATCCCGTCGTAGAACATGCCGTAGGCCCGGCCCACGTCACCGGTCTTGATCCGGGTGATCTCAAGGCCAGCTTCTTCCGCCGAGGCGATAAGGGAGCCGGTCGGCCCGAACTCGTCCATCACGATCGCGCAGGTCTTGTTGTCCGCCGCGAGCTGCTTGAGTCGCGGCACCACCCAGCCCGGGTCCGGCCGGTTGTCGAGCTGGACACCGTACGGGGTCTCTTCCGAGGTGACCTCGACATGGAACAGGCCGTCCCGGCGGCGGGAGCAGGCCGCGATCGCGGCGCGTCTGCGGTCCAGGGACACCGCGGCGGCGAACGCGAACGGCGCCTCCGGCCGGGACTGCTCGTCGAGGGCGGCGGCCCAAATGTCGGCCGGGATGACCCGGAAGCCCGTACTGAGGTCCGACGGCCAGATTGACAGCCGCTCCCGCGCGAACCCGACATCCGACATGGCCGCGCGTTCGCGCTCAATGGTCTCTTCGGTGATCCGGCCGGTCGCGTTCGCCGGGTTGGTGGCCGCCCACAGTGCCCGGTCGTCAAGGTCGATGCCGGACAGGTCGTCGAGGCAGCCCTCGGCGCCCCAGTCGAGGTAGGCAAGAGTGGGGTCGCCGGCCAGCGCCCGGCGGCGCACCCGGAAAAGCTGCGCGCCGGTGATCGCATCCAGGGGCGGTGACGACGTGTAGATGATCTGAGGGTTCGGCCGCGCCGACAACGTGGGCATCTGCGCGTCAACCTGATCCTCAGACAGGGCAAATGCCTCGTCCCAGATCAGCCGGTCCGCCGAGAAGCCCCGGCCGGCGGCCTTCGACCGCGCGGTGAACTTCAGTCGGGCCCCCGAGCGAAGCTCGATGCCCTCTTCGCCGTTGGTGTTGATGACCTTGGCGACCTTCCGGCGCAGGTCACGGCATCCGTCGATCAGGTCGCGGACGCGACGGAACGCCTCCATCGCGGTGCGGTACTCGTGCGCCGAGTGCAGGATCAGCTGCTCGCCGAACAGGAACAGCCCGGCCAGTTCCAGCGCCTCAAGGATCGCGCCCTTACCGTTCTGGCGGGCCACGATCACCGCCACCTCGAACGCGGCCCACTTCCCGTCCGGGCGCTCGCCCAGGGCGTACTCAAGGACCAGTTGCTGCCAGGGGTCCAGACGTAGGCCGGCCATCGCAGCCAGGTCCACAGCGTCCGGACCAGAGCTGTACGTGTAGCGGGG